AGAGCTATCAAGATGCAGGTCTTTGATATCATCAATCGTTACTGCCATTACAAACTCCCTAGTGCATCTGGCAAATCTTCATTAACCAATTTAGCAAGCAAGTTAAGTAGCTTGCGCGGGTCACCTGACTCCCACAATCCAATAATGGTTTCGTCAAATTTGTTATTCGATAGATTAGGCTTGCAGCGGACGGCAAACGATACCGCATAAGAAATACCTATGCGTTCCTGTGTTTGTAGCGAACCCGCCACAAATTGACATTGATAATCAGCAGCAACATCGTCATCAACTCTTAGTCGCCACATGAAAGGTCGCGGCGAGTCACGCGTGTGACTGCGCCAAAATGCCCAAAAATATTGTTGTTTTAGCTTAGTTTCAAGCATAACCGATACAGTAACAGTGTGTACGTTGTTGACAAACTGGACGCGCTGTCGTGCGAACCCACCCATTAGCTGTTGCTCTAATAGGTTGTTTGCTACTTCAGGCGTATAGCCGCGTTGTAATGGTTGCAATGCAAAGTTATTCATGAGCGGTTTGGCCTCGCTGTCGTACCACGTTGTATGCTTTTACTCTCAATTGAGTTGGAGTTACGAATACGGCGGAATGATTTTTCAATCATCTTATCTACCATCTCGATGGTCACGGTGCCATCAGCATTACGTTTTGCGCTAACGCTTGCGCTTGAGTTGTTATTGATGGTGATGTTGACACCCGCAGCCTTTTTGTCATTGCCATCCAAGAATCGGCTTAACTTCTTATTATCGTCAGCCTTAACTACGCGCTCATTTTTATCGAGCACCCACGTACCCTCACGCGGTACGTTTGCAATACCGTCATGCGCTTGACCGACTGGCATAGCGATAGATTTGATATTACCTAGCAACGATACGCCCATGCCTATTGTTTGAGCGATGACAGGAATGTTTTGCGGGAAACCTAGAGCCATTGCTTTAGCAACTGATTGCTGAATAGCGATAGCAGACTGAGCGATAGCAAAGCCTTTCTCCACTGCAAACAACGCGCGGTAGATACCTGATTGCTCGCCTGCAAAAGATTTGGCCATGCCTGCCAAATCACCAAACAAAGACTCTCCTTGCGTTAGCATTAGGTTGCGCTTAGCATCTTGATAGCTCTGCTCGATAGCCAAGCGCTCTGCTGCCGCCGATCCAATAATGCCAGTTTCTAGCATCTCATTGGTTTTGATAATATCCATGCGTCTAGCATAGTCAGCTTGGATTTTTGCCATAGGTGACTCATTGACTAGCTCGGTCATCACACCATCAACCGCTTTACGACTAGACTCTCTATCTTTTTCTAGTTGTGCGAAGCGCTCTTGAATAGCAGCTGTGGCTTTTGCTGTCATGCCTAATTGCTCAAGCGCGCGTGTCTGCTCGACAAGCTTATCGGTTAGCTCTTGCGTCACACTTTTGTACTTCTCGGTGTGCTCAATATCATACATGAGCGCAGCAAGCGAGCTGTTATTGCCAAACAAGGCTTGCTGCTTGATAAGTCCATCGATACTGTCTTGCACCGAATTATTGGCATCAGCGAGCTTCTTAGTTAACTCTAATTGCTCTTTGGTTTGCGTTAATGACATCAGTTGGCTGGTATCAGCAGCACCAAACTTGCCGACACTAATATCGTATTTAAGCGCAGCAATTGGGCTATCATTGCCAAACAATGCAATCTCACGCTTTAGACTTGCAACACCATCTTGTACAGCCTTGACCGCATCGGCCGCCATCTTTTGCGCTTCAGTAACGACTGCCTTTTTGCCTTTCTTGATACCGTCTGCCATACCTTGCGCAGTCTGCTCCCCCACTGTTTTCATGACGCGTGAGGGCGAACGAATATCCAGCACACTTTTGGCTTTAGCGACTGCACTTGATGCCATACTGCCGATTGCAGTAGCAACACCGCTTGCGCCTTGCTTGATACCGTTAATCAAACCGTTAACGATATCTTTACCGATTTGCAGCATACGACCAGGCAATTCTTTTAGCGTAGTTACGATGGTATTTTTGATGTTGATAATTGCGCCACGAGTGTTGGCCACACCCCTATCCCAAGCCGCCTGCATGGTCGCAACCGTGTTCAAGACATAGCTTTTTATCTTATTAAACTCAGCGTTAAGCCCAGCACTGATAGCAGCCCAGTTTTTAACGACCAGATAGCCGCCGGCTGCAATCAATGCAATAGCCGCAACCACCAATAAGATAGGACTTGTCAATACCGCTAGTGCGGCGTTGAATGTCCAAGTTGCCGCTGCCGCCACGCCTGCCGCTACTGACCACCCTGCTGTCGCAACAGTCATGACACCCGCCTGCACCGCTGCCGCTGCCGCCTGTACCTTTAATAAAATTAATGGCGCATTCGCTGCAATCAAAGCCACTGTAAGCGCACTTACTGACACGCCTAGCGCAATAAATGCAGGTTGGTTTTCGCTAACGACACGCTTTATTTCATCCCAGTTTTGATAAACCAAAACGCCAGCTGCAAGCAATATACCGAGCCCCAGCACTGTCAAGCCCATCGTAGTACCTAGGGCAGCATAGGCGAGCTTTAGGCCGTCAATAGTAGTCTTTGCCGCAGTAAATCCATCAACTGCTAGCTTTAAACCTAATATTGTGCCAATTAATGACCCGCCAATAAGTGTAATTTGCTGAATCAGTTCAGGATTAGCAGATACCCATGTGCCGATGGTTGCGACCATAGGGGTCATCTTTAGCAGCAATTCATTTAATGCGGGTATAAAGGCATCACCAAGACTCGCCACCACACCATCTATATTGTTTTTGATTAGGACCATTTTATTAGCAGACGTTGCGCTGATTTTCTCAAACTCAACATCCATTGAACCAAAGTAATCCTTGGTTGTATTGACAGTCTCACCAAGCATTTCCCAGTTGTTTTCTAGTACGCCGACACTGCCTGCGAGCATCGTTATATCATCGCCAAACTCTTTACCAATGATTAAGGCGTTTGTACCGATTCGCTTAGATTGCTCTAGCTTATTGATAGCTTCCAAGTAAGTGATAATAGCTTGCTTACCATCAGTGGCAACCAACTTACTAAAGTCGTCAATATTTAACCCTAACTGCTCAAAGCCGATTAACTGAGACTTGGTGGCATTGTCCAGCGTAGAGAATGAAGTTAATAACGAGTTAACAGCAGTAGATGCAACCTCCGCAGGCTTACCCATGGCAATCAATGCACCTGTCAGACCTAACGTTGCGTCCTCTGACAAGCCAAAGACTTTAGCGACACCGCCGACACGTTGTAGTGAATCAATGAGCTGCGCGGCAGTAGCAGGAGTGTTGTTTGATAGCGTATTAATCGCATCGCCAAGGCGGTCAATATTTGCAATCGGTATTTGAAACACGTTAGCGATCTTTGCCATACTGTCAGCGGCTTGCTGTGCCGGTATATCAAAAGCAACACCCATCTTTGCCATGACTTCGGTAAAGTGCACCAAGTCTTTTTCCGCAATCCCCAACTGACCACCTGTAGCGGTAACAGCTGCCAGCTCTTCAAAAGTCTGCGGTATCTGTGTTGTCAGAGCTTGCAGCTCTTTACGCATATTTGCCAAGCCATTGCTTGAGGTAAAGTCTACAGTCTTATCGATCTCAGCCATTGAGGTTTCAAACGACATGGCTGTCTTTAATGACAATGCGCCCATACCGGCAAGCGCTGTACCAACAACCAATGCCGCCTTGGTAGCGCTCTTACCCATTTGCCCAAAACTGGTGCTAGAGTTTTCCCGCGCGCGCCTTAGCTCATTATTATATCTGGCAGTGTTTGCCTCCATAATGATTTGGATTCTACTCAATACCGACGCCATATCGCCACCCTATGATTAATTGTGATTGTTTGGCTGTTTGACTTTTGATGCAAAGAAGTCTCTTAGCGCGGATGCTTGTGCCAGTGCTTTTAGCTCGGCGTCACGTATTCTCTCTTGTTCTTTTTGCTCGGCAGTCTGCAAGCTATAATCAAACATCATGAAGTCTTCTAGCTCTAGCTTTTCTGCGCCGCCATAATTCTGTTTGCGCAAAGTGGCAAACTGTATATCCAAAAACTTCCCACCAAATGGTTCTACATATAAATAAAAAGCTTGCCACTCAGTCAGCTCACGAGCGCTCATGTGGTTATCTATCCACTCGACCGTCTTACCCAAATGCGCGGCAAGGCGAAACTTAAATATACGTAGAGGGTGGGATATTAGTTTTTTGCGGCTTCTTCTTTCGCCTCAGGTTGCAGGGCATTGATGTCACTTGATGCGTCGAATACTTTTGACACAATGGCAGATGGAAAGCCTTTGACCAGTTCCAAGTCGTCATCGTTAAACTCTAAAACACCATTTTCATCACAGACTGAGTAGATAAATATCACAGCGCGGACGCCATTATTCTCTACTTCTTTTTGCATTTGACGCTCCAAGCCTTCACGCTCAGCCGCCGTCATTACTTTGATATACACTTCGCCAAGCTCTGGAATCCCCACAGACTTCACGCTGGTTTTTAACTGCATAAAGTCCGCTTTGCTCAATACTTTCTTTTTGGCTACTGGCTTTGTCATTTTGTTACCTATTTATTGGTTAGGGATAATAAAAAAGGGAATAAAAAAGGCGTAGAGCCGTCTGGACTGCTACACCTATAAAATTATTGCGTAAAAACCACCAACTAGACTGTCGGGGTTACTTCTGAGCTGATAACCAATACACCTTCGACTTTCAGCATGTCTTTTTGCTCAGCGACCAAGTTAAATTCCTTGATCATACCGTCAAAGATAAAGCCTTCGCCAGCAGCATCTACAAAGGTAATTTTGTTTTTCAGCGTCGTAGAGTTATTGAAAGCCGCTTTTAGCTCCATATGCTGTGGATCGGTCGGCATGTAGTACAAAGTAAACGCCATTTCCGATGTTTCGCGGAAGTTGGCCACTGCGTTCACAGTAGATGTGGCATCAGTAGGCGTCACATCTACCACGGTTTTTGGCAGATTGGGCATGTCCATCGTATTCAAAAACTGCACTTGGTTAAAAGTCGGTACATCATCGGTTGCAATACTCCATGTGTACTGCGTGTTTACCAGCTTATCGGTTGAAATAGCCATATTTATCACTCTCTTGTTTGTGGGCGTTATATCCGAGGCTTATGCCTGAGATTGCATAATAGCGGTTGCTATGTTTATTTAATTGGTTTGCCAGATATGGCATTCGATACTTTGTCTAAATAACTTGGCGTCGTCCTCATACATATATCGGCGGCTATCATAATGAAACGGCTTGACGTTATTGTTCAATATTTCAAGCATAGCGTTTGTTTTGTTCTCACAGCCATCATAATCGCTGTGATAGACGTCCAACTGTAAGTAGGCCATCTCGTGACCGGTATAGCCCATAATGACGTTGGTGGCGTTGGTGTTTAGAACGGTATAGACCAGATAAGGCAACCCTTTCTCAGAGTCAGGTCGGACCAGTGGATAGACCTTGTTTTCAAACAGCGCACTTAGGTTGCTGTATATCACCTCGCTAGCTTTCATTATTTATCCTTGTTAGCCAATCAGTACCTTATCAATCTCAGCTTTCCATTTTTCTTTAAACTTATCCACAGCCTCTTCGTGCTTACTGTCTGCTGCTGGGCGCAGAAATGGGGCAGCTGCCATCTTGCTGGTGCCGTTTTCTATAAAGTACCAATAAAAGGCTTTGCCTGACACATAGATGCCAACTGCTGGATTCTCTGTATATTTCATTTGTTTAGAACGTATCGATTTTTTAAGGACGCCTTTATCTACTGGCGCATTGGCCTTGGCTTCTTTTTTAATAGGCGCAATACCTGCGTTCAATGCTTTTTGCATGACCTTTTTTTTGGAGGTATCTATGAGTCTGTCGAACTGCCTTTCGAGATCATCCAGCCCTTCTACTCTAAAATCTATGCTCATAGCTCACCTTTGAATTTTAGGCATAAAAAAAGCCTCACACGTTAATGTAAGGCTTAATCGTTAGTATAGTTTAATGATTACTCAAACTTAGAGCTCAGTAGCTTACCGTTGTCGTCAAACTCACACATTCCAGTATGTTTTGATTCAGCATTGAGTTGATTCTTTGCGTAGAATTGAAACCATAATTCGTGATTAGTTTCTTTCTTATATTTTAGGTTACTGTGGATAATATCCATTGAGCGCGGATTATTTAGCTTGGTTTGTACATCAACCTGACAATCAGTAAGTAACTCAGCCTCAGACCTATCACCTAGATTTGGTATGCCACTAAGCGTCTTAACAACCTTTCTCTCTGCTTCAGCCTTATCCTTAACCGCTTTCTTTTCAGCTTTTTCTTGCAATTTATCAGCACTAATTTGAGCTGCGGCCATTTCATCTTGCTTGTTTTTAAGCTCTCTAGCTGCTGCCTGCTCATCAGTTTCAAAGATAGCTGCAATTATACCGATGACGAATAGTACGGCAAAAACAATACCGACCCACTTTAAGGTTTTTCTCATTTATCAATACCCGCAGCCTTGCAGTCTGTCTTTTCTATTGCTTTCCATTCATTGTACTTAGCTTCATCTTTAGCTTGTAGGTAAGCAGCACTGACCATACCTGCTTGTACGCACGTTTGCATAGCATCGCCTTGCTTTTTGGCTATATCGTACTGCGCAACCATATCGCTAGATACTTTATCGTAAGTGCTATCCATTTGCGCTTCGACTGCTTGGTCGCAACCTGTCAATGTGATTGCTAATACTAATGCTGTGACAATCTTTTTCATATTATTATTACCCGCTTTATAATCGCTAATAGAGTTGCAGGCATTGACTTAGCCCACTTAATCAATATATCACAATTTACGCAGCGACACTCTTTAGCATCAGCGTCATATATTCACGGCCGCTTCGATTATCTGGCATTGGGTCGCCGTCGATATCATAGCGCCGACCATTATGCGATATTTGCATAGTGCTATCGATATCATTGCGGTAGCGTAGCATACAGCGCGCTTCCACTTCACTGCCAGCTGCTTGCGCTGTCAGTATATCCTTGACAGATAGCGACTCGAATGACGCCCAAAGCACAATCCATGCCGTCCAAGTTGGTGGTAGCGCTGCGCCCGTTGGTGAGCGACCGCTAGTTTGTTTATATACAGTGATACGATGTCTTATCTTGCCAGCACGCATATCACACCCCCATTATCCGATACGGTTGCAGACGATGCTCCGCTGCTTGTGGCAATCTCACGATACTGGTGCCAATCACCACATCTTCACGATGCTCGTAGAGTGTACCAAGTATTAGTAAGATAGCGATTTCAATAGCCTTGTTGGTTGCGATTCCATTAGCCACAAGCAGCATGTTATGCCATTGGCTAGTCACCTGCTCAAGCTTCAAAGCTTTTAAACCGGCATCGATATCACTACCCAAGATAGCTTCTTTTTCTGCCATCAAGCCTTCCATATCAGCCAAAGCAGTGTTTGCAGCAACCAATACAGCCGGATAGTTAGCATAAATACGCCGACCTATAAACTGCTCGGCAATCTCTTGCGCGGCATCCAGCTTGTGCTGCACATCAACCGTATCGTCAGCATCAGCGCGCAGATGATGCATAGCGGTTTCAATACTGACTATAGACATAATTATTACTCAGCTTTGTTGTCTGGCTCTTTCGCCATCTTATTTTCATGTTTAGCAGCTTCTTTCTCAGCTTTAACTTTTGCAGCTGCTTCAGCTTTTTCTTTTTTGGCTTGTTCAGCTTGCGCCTCAGCGTCAGCCTCAACCGACTCGCTGGCATCAACAATCAAACCCATCTTCATCAGCTGCTCAGCGTCTGACTTAACCTTAACTTCACGCGTGTCGCCTTCGTAATATTGGCGATCACCCCAATGTTGCTTCGTGACTTTATATTTCATGACGTGCTCCTTTTAGTAAGACAAAATCAGCTTAGCAAACTGGCTTTGGCTTAATAAAAAAGCCCCACCAATTTTGGCAGGGCTTTATCAAGCATTGTTAATTCAATACTAAGGCGTGGTTTTCGCCAATAGCGTGCCAGTGATAAATGCCTCTGGACGATAAACTGCCAATGCCAAACGTTCTTCACAAAGAATGGTAATCATATTCTTCACAAAGTCATCTTCGTTCTCGGTCGCAATGGCAATTGATGCTTGCTGACGGTCAAAGACTTGGGCGCCCATATTAAATGCGCCGGTCAAGAACTTACCAACACCCATCGCTTGAGTACTGACGACTGGCAGACCCCACATGGTTGGATTAGCTGTACCTTGCGGCTGCCCAATAATGTAACGACCTTCTTTATCTTTCGATAACTCCATGATGGCCCAGTCAATTGGGTTCAGGACGTGACCGCTTGCTGGGTATTCAGCCAACACTGCTTGCAGCATTGCCAAGCGCAATTGGTCCATAACCGTATAATCGGCTAGTGATGCAGGGTCAGCAAAGGCAGTCGCTTGTGGGACGATACCTTTTAGGTTACCCGTTAAGCCATCGCCATTTAGCAATTGGCGGTCTTCAACCAATTTCAGGCCATACATCAATCGACCACCGATATAGGATTCAAGCTGCGCCGCGTCGTCCAAGATTTGGCGAGATGCTTTGATGTGGTGAGCAATCGTGCGAACGGCAGATGTCTCATCAGCGAATTGAATATCAGACTTAGCTTTCAATGCACCTTCAGCACTTTGCGCAGCTGCGTTATTGGTAAAGCCAGTTTCACGAATGTACTCAATAGAGTTGCTATTGGTGGTGCCAGATGCAATCAAATCGCGGATATGCAGCATTTGATTAGGCGGCGCAATAATACCCACTTGCTGTTGCGGTGTGACCAACGCGCCACCAGAACCAGCGGCAGCAGTTGTTGCGCTGGTAATATCTTTGACATGTAAAGTAGCGCGGCCGCCGTTGCGCGGGTTTTCAGCGAATGCTTTAAACTGCTCACTTTCAAACATTTGCTGACCAAGTGATTTTTGCTCAACCTGACCATCATCACCACGACGTGCTTGCTTTTGCTCAACTTCATCAAGGCGAGTTTTGGCTTCATTCATTAAGGTTAAAGCTTCATCAACCTGGTCTTTTAAGTCAGTGATACCTTTTTCGCCTTTTTCCATGCGGCCTGTTAACTCGGTGCCCAAGGCGTTGACCTTGTTAGTGGCTTTTTCCAA